CGCCTTCCGTCGCCGGCAGCTCCAGCGTCTCACCTTCCGGTGCCGGATCGCCAGTGATCGCGTCACCGGCCAGCTCAGCGATGAATCCCTTGCGCGGCTGGCTGCGCATCTGCTCGGCGATCTCCGCGAACTCGGCGCGCATGTCCTTGTCGAGCTTCTCCTGGATCTCAGGCGAGAGCGGAAGCCACTTCTGGAGACGGCGGAAGGCCGACTTCTTCGACATTTCGTGGTAGTCTGTTACCCACGGACCGGAGCCGCCCGAACGCGAACGGCGGCGGATGGCGTCCACTTCGTCCTTCGACAAGACTTCCGCCTTCTTCGTACCGTCCTTCATCGTCGCGATGCAGTACACGGCGTACATCGGTCCGCGTGGCTTGCGGTAGTCAATGCGATGCGTCTTCACCTCGCCGAGGTTGTACTCGAACTCATCGCCTTCGCACACGACATCGGCGTGGATGTTGGACACGGTGCCCGTGTTCATCACGAGGCGCACGTAGCCCTTGTAGTCGATGATGAGCGTGCACTGCTTCCCGTAGGGGATCAGGTGCGCATCACGCCCGTTGGTCTCAACACCGAACGAGGCGGCGTCGAGGCAGCACTGGAGCACGGACTCCTTGGTGCAATCCGCGAGCTTTGGGTTCTTGTTGACTGAGGTGAGTGCGACACGAAGGAAGTGCTTCGGGTCGATGGCGTCGCCGCAAGCAACGGCGATCTGCTCTTGGAACTGCGGGCTCATCAGCCAGCCCTTGAGGCCCTGGGGCTTCTGGGCGATGGCTGTGGCCTGCGTTGTAGCTACGGTGGTGGTGTTGGATTCGTCTGACATGGTGGTGAAAGTTGATTACTCCGAGAGGTCGAGCGCGCCATCGGCCGCCGGGGCCGGTTCAAGCATGGCGTCGAACTTGATCTGATTGGGGTCCTCGACGGGCTCAGCCTCGCCGGCCTTCTTCAGTCGCACCCGGCATAGGTTGCCAGTGATCTCGACCCGGGCATTGATCCCGAGTTCGTTGGCCATCTGGCGGGCTGTACCGGCGTACTTCTTTTCGAGGGTGAACCAACCGGGGGCACCGGTCGGATCTTGTGGGTTGGAGTTGAGCGCTTGTAGTGCCTGCGCGATGGAATTCGTGGAAGCGCGGCGGCGCTTCGGGATGGGCTCGTAGTTGATGACGATTTGCATGGTGGTGAAATTGTCTCGTGGCGTCCTTCAGTGCCCTACACTTGGCCAACAAAAAAGCTCCAGTTCATTTTGGGTTCGAGGTGGAAGATTGGTATTCCATCCACGGCCACCACGCTGAGAGCCGATGCAGTGTCCTGCAAGATATTATTTCTTGCACAAACTGTTTTTTGCACTAACGGTTCAGATAGTTCACAACTGACATGATGGGGTAGGTGCTACGGGGCTAATTACAAATATCAGACATCGGCCTGACGATATTTTTGCTTGATTGTCTGAGCGGCTCACCGAACAGAGTGGGCTGTCAGGTCTGATGGCGGCAGACACATACGCACCGCTGAACCACGACCAAAGCTGCACCACAATGCGGACCCCGGCGTGAGCCAGCTCACCACAAGGTCGGCTGGCTGTTAGTCTGGAATCGCACCGGATCACGTTCAGGTGCGGGTTAAAAGATGGCACTGGGCCACAAGCCCAGGGGGACCGTCTGCTTCTAGCGCGTAGAGCCGCGCCCTTGGATGTTGGCCACACCAGCAAGGCATGGAGGCAGAGCGACAAACCGGCTTCGCCGGCCCATACGGAATACTCAGTTATACTGCATGGTTTCAAGCACGTCCCTCCCGGAAACGGGAGGACGTGTGTCCATCCCCCAGCCGTGTTCCTCGATACCCGCAGGGGTCCAACGCAGGCGCGGGAAAACGCCAAGTCATGCCAATCAAGCACAATGCTCACCACAGATTCAGAACTCCCAACCGTCACGATCACCACTGACGGAGGCTGCTCACCCAACCCCGGAAACGGGGGCTGGTCGTGCGTACTGAGGTGCAGGTCTGCCGTGAAGGAGCTTTCAGGCTGGGAGCGCGACACGACCAACAACCGCATGGAGTGGCTCGCAATCGTGAAGGGCCTTGAGGCGCTGACCAAGCGGTGCCGTGTGAAGATTCGCACCGACTCGATGATCTGCGTCTATGCGCTTCAGGGCCGTGGTAAGAAGCTGCACAAGCGAGGGAACCTCGATCTCGTCATGCGGGCCGTTGAGCTGTTCCAGAAGCACGAGGCGACGGTCGAGTGGGTCAAGGGCCACAACGGCGACCCGGATAACGAACGCTGTGATGAGTTGGCGAATGCGGCGATTCAGAGCATCCCGAGAGCGCCGGGGCTTGACTTTCCGATCTGCTCACCGTGCAGGACAGCGCAGGACACCACACCAACCTAACGCATTCGCATCATGGAAACACCCAACGCATCCCTCGGCCCGGTCGGCAAAACGCATCGCGGCTTCGAGATCATCGAGTTTAAAGACCGCTACGACTCACCCTGCTCATTGCAGATGTCGTCCATCGCCGACAATTCTGAGCCGGGTACGAGTGCCGTGTGGCTCGGTGTTGACGACGCCAACCCGCAGTGCCTCTGGCACGACGCCGAGAAGCTCGGCGTAAAGACTAACCAGAAGTGCGGCTGGGTTCCGTATGCCATCCCGGAAGAAGTTTCGCTCACGACCCGGATGCACCTAAGTCGCGATCAAGTCGCGGCTCTCATCGTCAACCTTCAAAGCTGGCTGGATACGGGCCATTTCGAGTGAGCACCAACCCCAATCTCGTCTTCAGCTACGACCCGACCGACCAGCCGCGTCGCGATCACAGGCCTCGCCAACAGAAGCCGCGTTCCAGTGGCCCGAGTGCGTGGACCGCTCCCGAGCACGCTCGCATGTGCAAGGAGATCGAGCGCGACGGCAGCGGCAACATCATCCTCGATTCCCGCCCTGAAATGCTGAAGCCCCGGCGCGAAGTGCGCTACATGTTCTGATGCCCGACGAAGCCCCAAAGATTCAGCGTCGCGGCTACACAGCCGAGGAGATTCGCCAGCTAGCCGAGGTGCTTGACGGCCCAGCGAATGGCAGTGTCCCCGAGGCCGCGCGCCTACTCGGCTGGGATCAGCAGCGCACCTGGAACATGTTCCACAAGACCAAGGACATGAAGGAGCGCTTCGGCGCCCGCACCGACCCTGAGGACTTGGTGCTCAAGCCAAACGACGACGTGGCCCGCGAGCCACTGCTCTCGCCTTCCGAGCGCGAGATGACAATTCGCATGGCTAAGGAGGAGAAGCTGCTGGCCAGGGGCGATTTCTCGAAGCTCGGGCTGGAGCCGGAGCAGGTGCAGCAACTGGCGACGCTGGAGAAGTTCGCCGGCATCACGCTCTCCCAGTCCATCCGCATCGCCCATGGCGGCCAGAACAAGGTGATGCTCGGCCTGCTCGACATGTTCGACCGCTTCAAGAAGAAGCTCGATGACGGCGCGTGGCCCTACGCCGTGACGCCGACGGGCGATCAGGTGCTCGACGAGGCCAAGGGCATTCAGGTGCTCGTCGGCATCTCCGCTGAGGTCCGTGCGCTCTACGGGCAGCTCCAGAAGAATCAGGTGTTGATGCTGCGGGCCGAGGAGCTGAAGGGCGACAAGAAGAACGGGCCGGGGCGCGGCAAGCCCGGGTTCTCACCGGGAGCGCCTCCGCAGCTCTTTCAGGTCACGGGTGATGTGAAGATCGTTCAGCCGGGAGCCGATGCCAAATCCTGACGACATCGACCTGCTGGCGGGAGCGCTGGCAGAGGACGAGACTCAGGAGCCCGAGTACCTGCCGCCATCGCTGACGGTCGAGATCGGTTCAGGCCCCGGCCAGTGGGAGCCGGACATGAATCCGACTCAACGTATCGGCTTCTATGATCCAACTGAGATCATCCTACTGTATGGCCCGAAAGGTACGGGCAAGTCGATCGGCGCGCTTCATAGGATAGTTCGTCACTGCTACGAAGAGTGGAATGCGCTGGTTGTCATAATCACTCCTTCGATACGCACTGGCCAAGAGGGTGTTGGTCAGGACATGGACACGCTGATCCTTCCCCACTGGCGGGATGGAACGATTGTCGATGGAGAGCAGGTGTATCCCGGCATGGGCCTTGATTACAGGCCGGGCAGAATGGACCCGTCGACCAAAGATCGCCACTGGTGGATCGGCAACAAGTACGGCGGCTGGTCGAAGGTGTTGCTGATCTCGATCCCCTACGCCGAGGCAATTCAGACGCGAGTGAAGGGTCCAGCTCCTTCGATGGTCTACATCGACGAGTTGACCAACTGTTCGTCGCGCGACTACTTCACCTATACTCACGCGCAACTCAATCGTCGTCGCAACATCCGTGGCACCCAGCACTGGATTGCTTCGTGCAATCCTGAAGGCCCGAGCCACTGGGTGTTCAAGATGTTCTGGGAGGATTTCAAGGAGGGTTCCGAGGCGTGCCAACGCCTGCTTGAGGACGGGCAGAAGATCAGGTTCCGCAAGTGGCCAGAGGACTCGATGGAGCCGGGTATCTCCCGCGACTCGCGAGTGGCTGTCTATCACGTCCCGTTCCAGGAGAACGAGCACCGGCTCCCCAAGGCGTATGCCACGTCGCTGCGAGCCAATCTGGCGTCCGATCCGGTCGAGTACGACCGCCTCATCAATGGCAAGTGGATCGACCGGCCAAGCGGCGACGCGATCTTCCGCAAGGAGTACAACGACGAGCAGCACTTGGTGGGCAATCTCAAGGACGGCACCGGCATCATACCGTCGCCAGGGTTTGCCATCGTCATGGGCTGGGACCCCGGCCCGGTGAACCCCTGCATAAGCTACGGGCAGGATCTTCCGACTGCCGGCGGTGACGTGTGGACCCTGCTCGACGAGGTGGCGGTGATCTCCCAGCAGATCCCGCTCTACTTGGTTGTGCGGCAGGTGCTGCTCAAGATGCAGTATTGGTGCGATGTGGTGGGCTACAAGTTCTCGTTCATCCACGTGGCCGACTCCTCGGCCTTCAACCAGTATCGCAACAACACGGGCTCCTACGACGTGGCCGACATCGAGCGGATCAGCAAAGAGATCATAGAGTCCGACCCTATGAAGTTCAAAGACCTCACTCCAATCAAGATGATCGAGTGCCCCAAGCCGCCAGGCTCGGTCGAGCAGCGGGTGCGCATCGTGAAGGAGATGCTCAGCCGGCCCAACGCCTTCTTTCTCTCGGCGGCGTGCAGGTTCAGCCGCGACACCTTCATGCAGCTTGAGTCGGAGAAGCAGGCGGCGGGCGGGAGGTTCAACGCGGCGCTGCCCTTCACGCCCAAGAAGGACCGGCGTGGGCACATCCACATGTGGGACGCGATCAGCTACCCGATCTACTACTACCGGCTGACCAATCGGAAGCCGGCCCCGCCACCACCGGGTGCCGTGTCCTACAAGCCCCTGTAGTGTAGTTTGCGCTTGATTTCGCGAGCGGCTAACCGTCGAAGGCAGGGCAGATGTCCAAGTCCAGCCCCATGGCGGCCCTGTTCCGCCTGCATTATCTCGATGCAGGGATCTTGGATTGGGACTGCAACCGGGTGCGCCGGCTCGCCGGGCTGATGAAGCTGACGATCGACGAACTTGGGGCGTGGCTCGGGTGCCGCGAGGGGGAGTTGGAGCGGTACATGGGCAAGGGTCAACTCCCGGCGACGCTGTGCATCCTGATGACCTTGGCGGAGCGATGGACGGACAATCTCAAATTCGGAGTAAACCAGAAGCCGGTGTTCCCGCATATTTACAATGATCGACCTTGAAGCACTCAAAGCTGCCGGACTGACCAACGCACGCCTCAAGGCGATCTTCACCGCGAAGGCCCCGGATGCCCCGCAGGATACGGCGAGGACCAAGAAGCCGAAGCGCTTCAATGGTGAGGCCCCGGCGCAGGACGTGGCGGCCTCGGCCACCGGCCCGACCGAGCCCTATCAGAACACCGACACCAGCGACTACGGGATTCGGCGGATGCTGGAGAAGCGCATCTCCGGCCGCCTGCGCGAGGCGTGGGAATCGTGCGTCTCGAACTACAAGCTCTGGCTCCCCGTGGATCTCGCGTGGGACAGCCCGCCGATCACCGAGACCAACATCCCGCTGATGTTGCTGGCCCAAGGGAAGATCAGCCTCGAAAGCTGCCTGCCGCAGGTCGAGCAATTGGAGGCATCGAGCGGTCAGGTGTTCATCGAGCGCGACAAGAACAAGAAGCCGCTGCGGGTGAACCTGCCGAAGTTCTTCGAGGTTTCGCACAACCTGATGAAGCAGCTCGTCACTCGGCGCGTGGCGGCGATCTCGGCCCGATACAACCAGCACCCGTTCCTGAAGTACGAGAGCCGCTTCACGTCGCAGGTCGGCAAGATCCGAGCCGACATGATGACGGCTGTGGCCGACCAGATGGCGGAGGACTTCAACTACCGCCACAAGCTCACCCAGTGGATTCGCGAGCAGACGATGTACACCACGGCCACGGTCTTCGCCGACCGGGCGTGGACGAGCGAGCAGCAGGTGCTGCCCGTTCAGCGCGGTGATGGAACCGACCAGACGGTGACGATCCGTGATGCGGTCACAGTGAAGGAGGGCGTGAACTTCATCTCGACCCATCCGAGCCGGACGTACTCCGACACGAGTGCCGCGTTGGCCGACCTCAACTCGGACATCGGGCCGTCGTTCGTGCTTTTCTGGGACGTGACCCGCCGCCGCTCGATCATGCGGCAGAAGGATGTGTACTGGAACACGGAGGAGGTGGACGACAACCAGGCGTTCTTCGACACGTTCACCAACGATCGAGCCTACTTCGACCTCTACTACAAGTCGGACGCCATCAGTATTCCCGGCAAGCGCGGGATGCGCGACAGCAACGAGCGCAAGGCGGCCTTCGGCCAGTACGTGCAGAACTCCGAGGATGAGAGCGTCGTCCTGACCAACTACTTCGAGAAGATCATCCCGAAGGACGAGGGCATCGGCTCCTACGCGCATCCCGTGTGGATTCGCTTCGTGGTGGCCGGCGACGAGACTGTGATCTTCGCGGAGATCATGCCGAGCACCCCGGCGTTCGCGATTCCCTACAATGCTCACGACGGCCGCATGGTGAACACCTCGTTCGCCCATGACGCCCTCTCCTACCAAGATCAGGTGAGCAACCTCCTCTCCCAGCTCCTCCAGACGCAGAAGCAGGGGCAGACTACCATCATCGAGTTGGATACGGATGGGATGAAGGATGAGGACATCAAGGCATTCAAGCAGGGCATCCGTGGCGACAACTACTACGCGGCCAACACCCACGTCATCGAGTTCTCCGGCCAGAAGCTGGGCGACCTCGGGCTTGCGCCGCAGAATCGTGGGCAGCGGGTTTACAAGCAGCAGTTCACGACGGTCGAGAAGACCAATGAGATATTCAACTCCATCCTGCGGCTGCTGAACCTCGCCGAGCGCAGTCTCTTCTTCACGGCCCAAGAGATGGGTCAGTATGTGACGAAGGAGACGAACGCGACGGAGGTGAACGCGGTGAACTCCACCACGCTCACGATGCACGACTTCCATGCCCAGGGCGTGGAGGAGGGGCTGGCGGCGATGAAACGCATCATCTACGAGTCGAAGGTGACGATGGGTGATGAGAAGGTGATGGCGGCGGTCTTCGATCGCTATCCGATGCACGTCGTCGAGCGCGCTGGGTTCACGGTGGTCGATGAGGACGGCGACCCGGCGACCGATGATGATACCCGGCAGGTGATGGGCGACTCGCAGGCCCGGTTCACGCTCACCGGCAACAAGGGCGCGCTGATCTACAACTACTTCTTCACGTCGCGCGAGGGGACCAACCGCGCGGTGAGTTCGCAGGTCTCCCAGCTCATGCTGCAACTCGTGCAGGGGGTGATGGTGAATCCCGCGCTGGTGAACGCGGTGCCTCGCGAGAAGATCGCCGAGATGCTCAACGAGGCATTCCGCTCCAGTGGCAGCGGGCTCAACCTCAATCTCCGATTCCCGGGCAACGGAAGCCAGCCGCTCTCCGCCGAGCAGGAGCAGGCGTTGCAGCAACAGGCGCAGCAGTCCCAGCAGATGGGGCAGGTGCTAACTGGAGTCATTCAAGAGCTTCAGGCGATGAAGGAGGAGCAGGCCCGGAATCAGGATGCCACCGCGCAGCTCGCCCGCGCCATCCAGACAATCGCGGAGTCCGTCCGCGCCCAAGTCATCACCACGCAAGATGTGCCGGCCGGCGGAATGGCCCCGGGCGCACCCACGCGAGGCATCCAGTAAAATTCTATGGCTACACCAGACCAACCCGAGACCACCACCCCGCAGGCCGATCAGCCTGTCGTCACACCCGAAGTCAAGCCGGCGGAAGCGCAGGCAGCAGTCGATCCACTGAAGGAGGTGATGCGCCGTACCCTTGGCGCCATCATCGAAGACAAGCCGGCGCCCGCCGTCGAGCCGCCGAAGCCCGAGCCCGCTCCAGCCGCCGAGGAGGCGAAGCCGGAGCCGGTTGCCGAACCCGAGAAGAAGGAGGAGCCCGCTGCGCCACCCGCCCCCGAGCCGGCGAAGCCCGAGGCCCGGATGTCGCGCGACGAGATCAAGGATCTGGTGCGCGAGGTGGCTGACGGCTTGAAGCCAGTCCCGGCCGCAGAGCCCGAAAAGAAGGAGGAGCCCAATCTGGAGTTCCTGCCCGAGGAACAGGCGGAGATAGAGCTGGCGAAGTTCGCCGCCACGCAGGAGCCTGGGAAGTACAAGGATCTCCCGGGCAAGTTCGAGGACTTCTTCCGGCGCAACAAGGCATTCATCGACTCGCAGATTCAGAAGAACGGCGAGTTCGACCCTGAGAGTCAGGAGTATGCCGACTTCCGCAAGTCGCACCTCCCGAAGCTCTCCCGGGTTGATCGCGAGAACCTCCGCGTGGCGCAGGCGGCGGCAGAGGCGGAGAAGCGGGCAGAGGTTAAGATCCGCGAGGCCGAGGGGCGGATGCGGCGCGAGGTCTCCGTGCTGCGTGTCGAGCCCATCATCAAAAGCGAGGTCCAGCGCACCCGCGAGGTGATCGCCGAGGCCCTGCCGGACGAGGTGAAGAAGCAGTTCATCGGAGCCCAAGACTTCGAGGAGACGCACCTGCTGGAGGCCCGTGTCGCGAAGCCGATCATGGCCGACATGGAGAATCTGGTCGGCGAATACTACCGGCTCACTGCCGGCATCAAGAGCGTCGATCTCGAAAACCCGCAGCACCGCTGGCTCAACGAATTCGTGACCAAGCAGGGCGAAGCCATCGACGCGAAGCCCGAGTCCGAGCGCCGGCTGGCTGATGGCAAGGTTCTCGTGAGCCGCCAGCGGTACTATCAGGCGGTGCGCTCCGACCCGGATGCCGCGCACAAGTATTCCCCGATTGGAGACCAGCAGATCGTGGCGGCCATGCAGCGCACCGCCCGGGACCACTGCAAACAGCAGATCGAACTCAAGCAGAAGGAGCTGGAGGCCGCCGGCTACGTGCGGGTGCAGAAATCGCCCAAGCCGACTGGTAGCGCAGCGGCGGTCGCTCCGGCCCCGAAACCGGACACGCCGCCCTCCCCGGCCGCCTCCATCAGCAAGAGCCCCGGCTCCTCGCTGGAGAAGCCCAAGACCCCGGAGCGCAGCTTCTTCTCCTCGATCCTGAATGGGTCCAAGAAGTAGGCGCCACATGGTAGCGAGACGCCGCAGGCTCAATTCCTGCGGTGTCTCACAGTATTCTGCATTGCAAGGACTTATGGCTAACCGAACCGTGCGGCCAGTTACCTAAACCAACATGTCCACCTACTTCGCTGACTGCCTCCCGAAGATCGCCAAGATCCGTGATGGGTCCGGCTGTTCCTTCACCCGCGCCTCGTTCAACGCCATGACGCTGGACGAGTTCGCCGCCCTCGGGGATCAGGAAAATCTCCAGTCCGTCTATGCCCGCGCCGCCGAGACCAAGATGCGCGGCGTCGCCGAGAAGTCCATCTCGCAGCTCCTGCAAGGGCGCATGAAGGACTACGGCCAGCTCATCAAGCCGGCCAACGTGCCTGGCTCCCAGTCGGTCATCGCCCCGTACATTGTGAAGAAGCAGCGCCACGTCGTGAACGCTGGCTACTTCCAGATCACGGCCGGCAGCAATGTCGACCCGGGCACCACCACCGGCTTCAACAACGCCTATCACTGGGTCATCACCGTGCAGATCACGGACAGCCCGTGGCAGGTCGGCCTCGATGCGCTGGAGCGCTACTTCATTCCGGGCAATGCCGTCCTCGTGGACAGCCTCGCTGCCTCGGGTGCTGCGCGCTCGGCTCAGTTCACCGTTGTCGCCGCGTACAATGCGGACGGCGGCGGCCTGAAGAAGGCCAAGATCGTCCTCGCCCCGAACATCACCGCTGTCGGCTTCGCCGCTCTGACCGCTGGCCAGAAGGCCGCGTATCAGCCCGAGGGTGGCATCGTGCAGGTCGGTGCGAACTCCGTCTCGGACTTCGAGAGCCACTGCTTCAACGACCCGGTGAACAACAACGTCAAGCTGTTGCTCTACTGGCTCCAGACCATGCGGCAGACGCAGATCGTGAGCGACGAGTACCTGAAGGCAATCGAGGCGCCCACGGCCAACGAGTTCTTCAAGGTGTTCTCGATGCTCCCCTACGCGGAGCAGGTCAAACAGCAGAACAAGCTGTTCAATGATCGCTGGTGGGTCTCGATCTTCAAGGGTCAGGCCATCAACCAGTACCAGAACAGCGAGCAGTGGCAGGGTCTGGCCGGCGGCGACGTTGGCATCCCGAAGGTCTACGACATCGACGATCCCTCCTGCCTGCTTGAGTACAAGGCCAATGCCATCGGCATCGAGCCCCAGCTCAACGCCTGCGGCCGAGTGGTCGACATGGCCGGAGCCGCGCTCGACTTCGACTCCCTGCGCGAGATGTTCTACCAGCTCAAGCGCCACCGCGAGGGCACGAACAATGGCGAGACGGTCGACGTGCTGCCGATCCAGATGGATCGCGACACCGCCAACCGCGTCAAGACGCTGTTCGCCTCGAAGGAAGCCAAGCAGTACGGCATCACGCTCAACCGGAACTTCTCCTCGAAGGAGGGCCTGGAGTTCTCCAAGAGCACCGGACTGGCCGTGAACAGCTACGACTGGGACGAGGCCGGTGTCACGCTCGACATCGTGGCCGATCCGTTCTTCTCGGACCTGCTCTACGCCACCCCGGCCGCGCACCGCTCGGTCAGCCGCTACATGTGGCTGCTCGACTACTCGGACATCGACGTTGGCATCACCAACACCGAGAGCCGCGTGAAGGTGTATCCGAACGATAAGGTGGTCGACGATCTGTGGAAGTGCACGATCAAGACCAACGAGAAGCAGCGCCGGCTGGAGTCCACCACGTTCACCGTCGCGGTCAACAACCCCGACCGCCACCTGATCGTGAAGAACTTCTCCGACGAGTGCCCGAAGCTCTCCGTGCAGGGCTGCTCTGTTTACGAGGGCTAAGCGCCCTCTTCCCCTGGGGTCTAGGTTTCTCGGGTTCGCCTAGCACCTCCTGATGCGAAGCCCCGGTCCGTTGTGGTGACGGGCCGGGGCGACCATCAAACACCGAACCCGGCGCATCAGATACATCACCATCCATGGCTTCACATGCCAGTGCATTCATCGTCGGCCGTTTGAGCCGCGATCCCGAAACTCGCCAAACCACCGGAGGTAAGGCGATCTGCTCGTTTGCCGTTGCGGTCAACCGCAAGACGCGGACCGAGGAAGAGGTTTCCTTTTTCGACATCGAGGCGTGGGACAAGACCGCCGAGCTGTGCCAGAAGTTCTTGGCCAAGGGCCGGAACGTCATGGTCGCCGGTCGCCTCAAGCAGGACAACTGGGTGGACAAGACGACCCAGCAGAAGCGCAGCAAGATCAAGATCGTCGCCAACGAGGTGCAGTTCCTCGACGCGAAGCCGGCGGATTTCGCTGCGCCGCAGACCGGGGCTGATGACAGTGTGCCGCCAGCGAGTGCGGCTACTCAATCCGCCTCCGGTTCCGCGACCGGACTAGAGGACGACGTGCCATTTTGATGGATACATGAAAGTCCTCACCTACTACTCCCCATGCGCTGGGCTTCCGCCTCAGG